ACCCTTCTTCATGTGGAATCTCCACGCATTACACATTGAACCATAACGAATCGTAATGTATTTAATTGTGGCATCTATCTGACGATATGGATCGAGAGTTCTGTAATGCTCTGAACGCATCTGTCCTAGACCGTAATGACTGCCATTCTTAGCCTTTGGATTCCATCGAGATTCTTTATAAATAATCTTCTTTAGGCATTGATATTGAGTGTCATTGATTAACCTTGAATGTGCATACAGTTTGTATTGATCTGCATTGTTAGCTTGTGCGGGTTGCATCTGTAACGAAAGCGAGGCTGTGAAACAGCATAGAATCCCCACAACCGCCAGTCTCCTTAGCGAGCTACACGCGTACACGCGCTCGCTTGCAGAGCTGGACGGTAGCAAGCGTGTCAAGTACAAAGCAAGTTTGTGGATAAGTCGAGCGCACTTTTGGCGTGTCGTCCACAGGTTATCCACAGGGCTCATTGATGTCCCCAACCTTTACCTTTGAAATGAATTGGATTGGATGTCCATATTCTCGACATAGGAATCGTGCATCCGTCACAATATGGATCACGCGCCATTTGGTCATCCATTGAGCGGCTTATCGTCTTTGTCTTTCCACACACTTCGCATCGAAAGTCATATTCAGCCACGGGCATCCGCCTTTTGATTGATTCCCATGACTCCACATCCGAGACATTGAACAAGTACAACATCGTCGCCCAATGGCACTTCGTTCTCAAAGACAGCATGATCTGTCACCTTTTTTTCAACCCTGCATTGGAAGCGTAGCTTCTCCATGACTGCTCCTTCGTAGATTCTCGATTGGATGTAGGTTGTATTGCTCCACCCAGTAAGTTGGTTGGTCGCGTCTGCGCCATCGTTGATTCTTTGCAATTGCCACGGGAATCCAGCCTTTGAGCACATAATTCGGGCTCTTTCCAGTCACAAGGATTGCAATATCCGTGTTTCGGTCGTTGTCGTAAATGATGAGACTGCCTTGATCGTACTTAGTCCATTTGACTTCAATGATTGACCCAACATCGGCTGTGCGCTTGAATCGAGAAGCTCTCGGGTTGAAGTCTGCGATGCCAAAGTATTTCGCCACAGCGATTTCAGCTCCGACCGATTCGGCTATCTCGCAGATATAGTCATGAAATGACAAGTTCTTGTTATACCTTGAAACATGATCCGGCTTGCCTTCAATTTCTTCGACTCGTTCAATGGCTACTTTCGCAGCTGTCCATTCGTCCTCATGCGAGATTTTCATTTTCACTTGCAAGCCTCACAGAACCATACAAGCGCGAGTCCCTGATTCTTGACCATGTGTCCGCCGGTAAGTGGCTTCCATTGTTGGCACTTGTCGCACCAATCGATTTCGAGCGGTTTCTGCTCGCGCAGCTCTGTCCCGTCCTCAAAGATTGTGACTGTTTCCCCATTTGGCTTTTGAATATATAGCGCGCCCATCAAATTCTCTGTTTCCATTTGCCATCGCTGCCTAAGACCAGCCATATCGGAGAGCATTGATTCGACTTCGTCTTCTCGGTACACATATAGCCAGCCCATGCTTTTCCATTCTTTTCGCCTTCTTTGAAGATCATGTGACCATGTGCGCAGATTGGTGATTCTGACTGAATCTCTCCACCAAGCTGTGACTTGATTTCTTCAACGGCTGTCTTTGCCGTTGTAAAGCCTTCTTCCCAAATTGGCTTTGACCATGGATCTTCATCGACAAATGCTTTTGGCATCTCGTCCACGCGCTCCATATTCTCGCGAGTTGGCTTTTCATCGGATCCGAGCACTACCGATGCGGCTCGACCGATTGCGCTTGAGACTGTGTCTTCGACATACCAACGCTTCATCTGTGCGTTGTACGCCCCAACCATGCCGTGAGCAAAGTCAATTGCGGCTGGCTTCTCATCCTCATACTTACGGTAAATCCGGCACTCGATGAGGATGTATCCCTTCTCCGGTTGCCAGTCGATTATCGATGTCTCGATTCGGTTGGTCGGATAAGTGGCGTGAAGTCTTTGAACCTTTTGATTGACCGTCTCGTAATTGTCTAGGAATCCCATTAGCGAGTCTCCGCATTCTTACGAGCCGCTATTTTGCCGCGAATAAAGCCTTCTCGCTTGCCTTCCTTGAGTCCGGCTGTGTAACCGGCTGTAAAGCCCACTAGGACGCCAATAAGCATCCACATGGCTACTTCCTGAAATGCGTACATCTTTGCTCCCGATCTAGGGAACTACTGAACTTCGCTCCCTGCCTAAAGAGTGAAGCAAAAGGCTGACAAGGTCAAGATTCCCGCGTGTCTTTCGGCGTGTCGATTTGGTCTTTTGGCTTGTCCTTAAGTCCGTTCGACGCAAGCACGGATCCGAGTGCTCCGGTAAGAAAGACCGTGAGTGTTGTCAAAATGTCAATGAAAGCCTTGTCATTTGGAGCTTGAGCCCCGATGGGCTGTGTTACGAATATGAGCGCGTAAAGCATTCCGAGCACGGATCCTGCGAATACCAGAGCGAGACAGACTCCGATAAATACAATCAACCGCGCCTTGAGTTGTTCATTACTTAGACGGCGCTCCGGTTTGCCCATAAATATCATCTCCTAGAATGTCCTCGGTGCAGATACCTTGCACCAAGCAATCGGGTTTGTTGCATTCTTTGTTGTCCCAGTTCTCCCGAAGCTGGCATTCATAGCGTGTCCATCCTTGATACTGACCACATCCGGACAGCCCGAGCAAAAGACCCGTCGCTAAGGCTGCCCGAAGTAGTCCCCGAGTCACTTCCCCTTTAACCCGAAAGCTGCGTCGTTAGGATTCAAGTAGCGCAAGACCACCGGTAGCACAGCTGCGAGCCCTGCTCCTGCGATTGCCTTTGGATCCGTAATTCCTGCCATGTACACAGCAATTCCAGCTGCTAGAAATGAACGCGCCCACGAAGCCGCAAGTCCTTTGATTTCTGTCATTTCTTCTTCTCCTTCTTGAGAATCGTTTTCTTTGGCGCATCGACCGTCACGGTTGGAAATTCACCCTTATATGGCACATATTTAGGACGACCAAAGCCGACCACTTCTTTGCCGATTGTGCGTGTCTTTGCCATCACCATGCCACCGTTGCGCTGATCGCCATTGCCGGATGTATTGCCTTCGATGGTAACTATCGACTTGCCATCGATGCCAACGACGATTCCCACATGAGAAATCTTGTCGATTCCATCGTGTGGAAAATCCATGAATGCAAGATCTCCAATTGCCGGTTCATCGAACCAACGCGAAATCTCCTTGAATTTGTGGGCTCCCAAAGCTGTGGAAACAACCGAATGATTCTTGACACCAGCTTGTGCCAGCACCCAATTGCAGAATGAACCGCACCACGGCAAGCCATTGGCTTTTGTAAATTCGCCGTATTTGGTTAGGTTGTCGCCTTCTTCAATTGTTCCAATTTCAGCCTTTGCAATTTCAATTGCGTGAGCTGCGGATCCGATTGGATAAGTCATTTTTCAATCACTTCTTTCCCTACAAATTCATCTAATACCGGATCATAAATGCATCCCATTCCATATCGACCGCGAAAAGATCCATTGTAAGAAGTTTGAATCCATTCCGTATCTTCACCATACAAAGATTTACAAAAAGCAATACCGAGTGTTTCAGATTCATTGCCATTTTCATCAATAATAACTTCATTATTGAGGACGATTACATCAATTACTTCATTATTTTTTATTTTTGCAAAGTGTGCCATTTTTATCCAATCACCACGATTACAATTCCAGAACCACCATTGGATGCGACAGCAGCTCCGCCGCCGCCAGTATTTGCTGTTCCAGCTGTTGCACCCGGATCGCCGCCATTACCGCCGCCGCCCGATCCGCCCGTGCCTTTATAAGAAGCTCCGCCGCCAGCATAGAATGTCGTTGTTCCTGTAATAGCATTAGAAAGTCCTACGCCACCATTTCCCGAAGGAACTGTAATCGTTGCGGATGTACCGGCAGCTCCGGCTCCACCGCCCGATCCGCCGTAGCCACTTCCGCCGTCTGCTCCGCCGTCATTTCCTAGACCTACGATTCCAAAACCACCGGCAGATGCAAGAGAAACTCCGCCGCCGCCGCCCGATCCGCCCGTGCGACCGGGAACGGTCAAAGATCCACTTCCACCCTGTCCACTCGCACCACCGCCGGGAATAATAATGCTTCCTAAAATACTTGCTCCACCATTATAAGCGGGATTATTTCGGTTATTTGATGCGCTTGCTGCTCCGCCGGCTCCAATAGTTACGGTTTGAGTTCCCGCCGGTAAAAATTGACTTGTCCTGTAATAGTAACCGCCGGCTCCACCGCCCGAAGTCCCGCCACCACCGCCGGCTCCAACAACTAGGACTTCCGCGTAACCGGCTGTACCGATTGTAATTGAGCCTGAACCTGTGAATTTATAAATTGTTTTTCCAGCTCGGGATGAAGTGTCAATTGTCGGTGATCCAGTTGTTGCTGTCACGGTTGCATTTCCAACGCCACCCGCTGCAAATGGAAATCCAGTTAATAAAGGACTCATGCGAATTTTACCGCCCCACCTGCGAGAACCGTATAAGTCGGAGTTGCTGCCGTCTTAATGATTGTGAATGAATAAGCATCAATTGCTGAAGCATTGCCGGCTGATGGAGCTGTACCACCTGACCATTTTGGAGTCACGGCAGATCCGTCAATTTGAAATCCGTTTGCATAATAAGCTGTTGATCCGTTTGTGTTCATAAATACCGCTGAAATTGAATCTCCAACTGCCATCAACGATGAAAGTGTTGTTGTGCTGTTACCACGGAAATTGAGCGTGAAATTGCCTGAAGCGTTTGTTGTGTAATACAAAACGCCTTGTGTCAATAAATCAAAAGCGATTGTTCCAGTTGACGCCGTGGCTGATACTGTTGTGATTTCGCGTGGAGCTTGTAAAGCCTTTTTCGCCAATGTCTGCGAAGTAGTTAGATCAGCTGTGACCGCTGTATTTATTGAAAGCGTTACATCTCCACTTGTACCACCACCGGAAAGACCAGTTCCAGCTGTGACGGCTGTTATGTCTCCAACCGGTGCTGTTGTCCATACAAAGTCCAAATCGGAGTTTGAATTCTTGACTAGGACTTGCGCCGTTGTTCCACCTTTGAGATCGACGAAAGCTGTGTCAATATCTTGTCCAAGAGTCGCGATGGCTGTCGCGCCGTCTTTGACGAGATCCGTGGACTGTGGAATATCCCATCCAAAGTTCGTTGTCGTTGTTGCCATTTTTTCTCCTTATGCGACGACGGTTGCATTCAACCAGTCAAGTGTAGGTTCGATTGTGTTCCAAGTCTCGACGACAGGCACATCGTTCCAACGGAATGCCTGAAGTGAATACGCCACGGGAGTGACATAAAGCGAGACAGTCAGCGAGTTGATGCCAGCTTGAAATTGCCAGCCTTCAACGAATCCTTGAAAATTGGATCCCATATTTAAAGGTAAATCATTGATATTCACAGGCATTCCCATGAAAACGCCCAAAAGACTATCTCGATCGCCGTTGTCTAATTCCGGAGATCCAAGCGGGAAAGAAATTTGATTGAAATTGGCTTGCGGAAATGCTCGAAGAGTCAAATAAAATGCAGCTTGAGAAGTGGCATCTGCTAGATTTTCGAGCGATGTGTCAATGTTTTGAGCCAAAGTGCCATAGATGGCAATTGATTCGGAGTCGGAATTGGTAACTTGTTGATTGTTCTTATATGTAAGCGTGACTAAATTTCGAACATCTCCGGCGCGGATGGCTGTTTGAAGTCCACTTGCGAAAGCGTTATTTGCCGAAAGATTGACATACCCATTCGCCGAAAGATATTGAACTCGATGTGTGCTGTCCGCGTAAGAGATTCGACCTTGAGAATCCTCGTAAAGATAACCGAGCCCCGATGTCGCTAAAGCTGAAACTAAAGAATAAACATCCGTGACATTTGCTGTCCGGTCTGTCAATTCATAGTCACCGGCGTCAATTTCGCCGAGTCCGGTATTGAAAGCATTTGACCATGTAGTAGTCGGATCCAAAGCATTCCATGTCAATGCAGCCGGTATCGTATTCCAACGAGAGAAAAGTGCCGAAGTCAAGATTGTCTTGATTTGTGCTCCGTCTAGAGCCTTTGAAAGTACGCCTTCGGTCAATACCTTCGGAAGTCTGGAAAGAGCTCCCAAAGCTGTGATTTGAATCGTTTGAGTAATTCCGATAGATCCACCGGATTGAACTCCGACAATGATGTCTGTGATAGACCCGCCAAAGATTGCTAGTGGAGTCCCTGCCGAATTGTTGACATAGACAGTCACGCTTGAGTTTATGCTGGCTGTGATATTTGAATCGTCTAAATTGATAAGCGTGAGATTGCAATATCCCGCAATCGCTTGCGAATAAATATCTGTGCGTCCCGAACCAAGATTTAGATTGGCAAGAGTCACATTTTTATACTCGACGCCATCGATGTCGATGCTCCATGTGGGCGTCCATAGGCTCATGCGAAAGTCAACCTGTTCGCGCCAAGAGTGCCACGGGCATTTGAGCGATTGAGGACATCGACGATTGTGCGGGCTGTACCTTCCGCATCGATTGCGCCGTTCACGGTGATATTGATGGTTGAACCGCCACCGGCTCCATTTGGAATGATTGTCCCGTTTGAGCTCGGTACAAAAAGTTCCGCTCCGCGCTCGCCTACGACATAAGGAGTCCCTGCCGATACGGATCCACCATTGGCGCGGAAGCCGCCGAATGCTGAATCGATAAGTCCAGCGATACCGCGCACAGCTGCATTGTTACGGACAAGGTTAATCATGGCTGTGATTTTGTCAATGACTTTTCCAATCCAGCCAAAGAGCGTTTGAAAGCCGCCAATGAGATCACCAACGACATTGATGACAACGCCGAGAGCGATACCAATTCCCTGAATTGCCAATTTGAGCACTCCACCCAAAAGCGGAGCGACATACTTTGCTAGAAATTCAAAGAGTGCGGCGAATTGGTCTTTGTTAGCCATAACCGCGTTTTTAATTTGGTCAAAAGCGAATTTGATGCCTTCGAAGATGGGAATGAAAATTTTCTTTGCGCCATCGATGAATCCCATGAAAGCGGATGTAATGCCTTCTTTTCCACCGATTGAATCAATGAATGAAGAAACAGCCGGAATCACGACATTCACAATTGTGTCAATCATTGGAGTGATTGCGTCAAGGACAAATGATCCGATTGTTTCTTTGCCTTCGTCAATGGCTACTTTGAGACGAGCCATCTTGCCGGCGAATGTGTCAGCTTTGACAGCCGCTTGATTGGCAAAAGTATCGCCGAGCTGTTTGGTGATTTCATCCATTGACATGGTCTTAAGCTGTGCCGAAGTAAGCCCAACGCCAAGCTTTGCAAGCGAGGCTGTATTGCCTTCAGCTGCCTTTGCCATTGCGTTGGTTACAGCTTCGAGAGACTTACCGGATCCAGCTGCTACATCGACGGCGATGGACTGAAGCTTGAGAGCTGCATCTGAATCTTTTGTGGCGCGGACAAGTCGTTCAAAGCTAGGACGAAGCTCATCGTCTGTGAGTCCAGTCAAAAGTGAAGTGTTGAGAATTTGTTTTTCAACGGCAGCGATTTGAGAATCGGTCGCTCCGGTAACATTTTGTAATGTAGTCGCAAGCTTTGCTTGAGCTTGTTCATCGGCGATGGCAGATTCAACGCCTTGCTTGAGTAGGACTCCCGCGTATGCCAAAGCTGCCGCGCTCGCAGCTGCAAAAGCTGCGCCGGCTAATTTACCGAACTTTCCCATCTTGTCGCCAAAGCTTTGGACTTCATTTTGAGCACCGGCAACACCACGCTTTAATTCATCAAAATCCGCGTCAAAGGTGATTTTTACTTTTGGTATTCCAGCCATTAGTCGAGCCCCAATTTCTTGACGACGGTTTGAACCATTTCGGCATATTCTCTTGCGACTATCGGGACATAATAATCAACGGCGGGATTGATCCAATATCCACGCTTATTCGCCGGAGCCTTAAATCGATTTGTGTAAGCGCGACCCAATGAGTCGACGCCTTTATGAGATCCGTATTCTGTTCCCCATAGCAATGCACCCGCGGGCGCGGATTGCTGGCGAACCTTTGCACCTTTGCCCGACTTCGATTGTTCTCCGCCGTACTTGCGACCAACTTTCTTTGAGCCGCCAATATCGACGCGAATCAATCGGTCACGCTTTGCCGTAATGGTTTGAGCGACAAGCTTTGTCTGTGGAGCCGGAGCGGATTGGCTAAACATGAGAAGCTGTCCCGCTAATCTTTGAGATAGCGGAAGAGCCCCGTCACGAATTTCATTCTGCGATTCTTTGTCAAGCTTATTCAGCAAGCCGATGAGATTGCGAAATTCGACAGGATCGACAGTTATGGCGAATGTGCCTCTACCTGCCTTTGTTGCCATTTCGCTTCTCCAAAATCTCGATTGCTGTGTATATCTGCTCCGCCGTCTCCCACTCTTTCATCGGAATTCCCGTCGCCATTGCGAGTTCAACAAGAATTCGATTTAGGCTTCCGACGGCGTAGCTTTTGGGCTTTCTGTTGCCTCGGATCGAATCTCGTCCACGGTATCGCACCAAATTTCATAAGGTTTGATGGGCTGTCCGGCAAGCTCTCTTTTCTTTGCGTTATACGCTAGAAATAAAAGATCGTCGAGCCCGACATTGTCGCCGAGCTGTGTAACCTTCAAGCCTGTCTTTCTTTCCCACTTTACGAATTCCGGTGTCGAAGCCGTGAACGATTCCGATTCCCCTGAAAAGTATTGAATTGTGATTGCTGTTTTCATGCTCCCGATTTCCTATCTCTTAACTGAATGTCTCTGTTGGTGTTCCAACAACTTGAAATGATAGCGAGACAGTCTGTGCGTCCGGTGCTGAACCGCCGACGGATGGGAATGTCGGTAGAACATTGCAAGCCCATACTGCGCCAGTTACGGCTGTAAGTGAGACTGCCAAAGTTGTGTTTGGTGATGATTCTGTCGCTGTCCAAAGAGCTTCGCAGAGTGATCCGCTTGCGCCCCAGTCTGCGAGCATTTCGACATTGAGCATCCATGAATCGTCGATTGCCTTGTAAGCGCGTCCATCGAGTGTCTGATAAGTCTCGATGACATGGTCTGCTTCAAGTGTGACTGTGGTTGCCTGTGCGTCGTAGCTTGTGGTCGCGATCGTCAATGCGAGATCGCGTCCTGTAATGACGGTCGTTGCCATTTGTGCTCCTAGTTTGTTTGAGTGTATTGGGTAGATATATCAATCTCACAAGCAAGGATTTCGGATCCGCTTGCAAGTGTGACAGGGACGGGATTTGACACGCTTCCCACCGTGTAGCCTGACGGAATAACCGCCAGAATGCTCATGATTAGCTTCTCGATATTGTCGAGAGCTGCATTGTTGGAGTACATAGCGACTCCGACTGTGATGACAAGATTGACTTTGACACGCGTGGATGTGCCGATGAGATTTGGCTCAAGGTACGGTGTATTCGGCACAATGGCAGCGAACGGAACTTGTGGAGCTTCCGGTACTGCATCGTAAGGATTAAGCGCAACGCTTGAAATCGCTGTTTTTAATGCTCCGCGTACATTGACCGCAATGGAAGATGCTGTCATGCGAGCATCGCATCCGTGTCGAGTGATTTGCCAAGAATTCCAATGACGCGATTGAGAAGTGAGCGACCCATCCGGTAAGGCGTAGGCTGAAAGTCGATGCCTTCAATTTGTCCGCCGGCAGCTGTAATTGATTGAAAGACTTCAACTGAAATGACAATGATGGCTTCATAAACGGCTGGATTTGATGCGTAGATTGTGGCTGCGTCGTAGCCTGAAAGATAAGTCGTTCCATGAGGAATGACAGCATTCATCGCAATATCTGCGTTTGTCTTTGCATAAGAAAATTCGTATTCGCCGCCAATTGTTGTAACTGTATATGAGCCATTGAATGTTGCGTCTACGCCTGAAACGACAACACTTGATCCCACGATGTAATTGTGTGGAGTATTGGTTGTTAGGGTCGCGACATTTGAAGCAATACGGCGATTTGTTACAGCTGAAGAATATGAGACGAGAAGCGGCAAGATTGTGAGCTCGCTAGTGTCAATCACTTTTTGAAGATATGCGTCTGAATAAAGAGAAGAGCTCACCTGCAAGACATCCCGTAGCTGCGTCGGAGTGACAATTGACATGTGAGCTCTTCCCTTCTTCTGCTCGACTAGCTCGGGAGCGAACTAGTCGATGATTGGTGTTTGTTTAGATGTTGTTTCGGAATGCGCCAGCTGCGATCTTTGTCGCGCATGCGCCGAATGAGTAAACGCCCACGGTAATGGATCCGTCTGCTGTTGACTCGGCACGAAGCTGATACGAAGGTGACTCGTACCATGTGTAAGCATCTGGATTCACAACGAGAAGCGCGCCATCTGCTGTTGTAGCCGGTGAAGCTGAATCTACATAGAGACCAAGTCCGGCGACATTTCCAACGAGTGAAGTTGGAGTGACAACGCCAGCTGCATTCATTGGCTGTGAAGCGTTATAGATTGGTCGTCCGTTGTCATTGAGTGACATTGTGTTCGCCCATTGTGTTGTGTTCATGATGATGTTGCGAGCAAATGGATTTGCAAGACCAGCTGTTGCACCATAGACGGAAGCTGCGCCGCGTGATACGAACGCGAGCAATTCTGCCGCTGTTGGTAGAGCTGAAAGAGTTGTTCCATCAACTGTTGCGCCTGCAACTAGACGAGCATTGACATAAGCATTTTGTGCCTTAGCCATAGCCGCGACCATGTTTGAAAGTAGTTCGTTGTAGAACAAAGGTGAAGTTCTAGTCAAAAGCTCTACGCTGAATTTCTGCTGACCGGCGAACTTCTTGACATCCACAGAAACGAACGCGCTGTTCTGATCTGTTTCGTTAAATGCCGCGTCTTCATCTGTGACCGCAACTGTTGGAGCAACTGTGATCTTAGGAATTTCGAATGTCATACCTGCATCCGGCAATGTGCCGCGTGAGATTGCATCGATTGATGGACGGATTCGTGTTGAAAGTCCGTTGATAACTTCTGAAAGCTGACGAGTTGGTACAAGACCAGCGTTGTCGGTTGTGTTATCAGCTGCGAGGATGTACTGACGCGCATCTTCTGAACCAAGTGCAGCCTGAACCTTGTTTTCAAGGTACTTTGCCGCTGTGATTTCGATGCGTGGTGCTGTGTAAGCGACAGACTTTGCTGAAGCTGTTACTGACTGTGCGGCTTCTACCGTCTCGACGGTGTCCGCGTTTGTGACGGTGTTTTCCACTTCGTCTCCTTCTGTTGTTGGTGTTTCTTCCGCATCCGGTGTGGATTCGGAATTTTCTTCTTCTGTTGCCGCTACTTCAGCGACACGGGCTGATCGGACTGCCGGTTCGCTGACAAGCGCGACGCCTGTGAGCTCTCCTGCAAGAACGCGCATTGTGCCGTCCTTTTGGTTCACATAATCATCGACAGCGAGTTCAATTGAGAATCCATCGCGGAGTCCTTCGCTTGCTTCAACAAGAGCATCGTTTCCGGCTGTTGTCTGTGCAACCTTAAATGTCGCATTGATGCTCATTTGATCTTCGGATAAAGAAATCGAAAGTGGCTTTCCAATTCTGCGAGTGCGATCATGCTCAAGGTTAAGCAAAACACTCTTTGGTTCAATTGAACCTTTTGCGAATACAACTTTTCCGGTTGATGCGTTTGCCGGCTCTTCAAATGCCACAATGCGTCCGGTGATTGTGCGAGACTCTGAATCTGCCGCTGTGATTGTCATTGGTGTCGTTAACTTCATCCGATGAGATCCTCTTCCATTCGAATTTCTTCAACTGACATCGCGCCAATTGAATTTAGAATCTGATATACCTGCGCGCGCTCGTAAGGATTGCCACGCAAGAAATCGTCCAAATCAAATCGCACATATTGCGAAGCTGGCGTGAAATCCGTGAGGCTCATGCGCTGTTCAATAATTGTGAGGATTGGACGAATTGAAAAGTCGATGAGATCACGACGCTGATTGACAGCGTTTGAATATGTCATCGAAGATGGATCCGCTGAAGCGAACCAAGCCGGCAAGCCAATAGCGCGGCATAATTCCAAAGCAAGATAATTGCGAGCTTCATTCATTTGGAGATTCTTTGGATCATATCCAATTGTGTCCATTTTGATGTCTGCGTTTAAGAATGTGACAGCCTTTGAAGCTTTGTTTTTGAAAGCGTTGATAAGTGATGCAACGCGGTCTTTTGGAAGTTGTACGCCATTGCTTGAAAGGACAATTTGTGGAATTGGATTCAAAGCGAAATCGTAAGCCGCTTTTTCAAGCGCGTGAGCTGCACGAACTGTGCGTCCTGCGCGGTTGAGCAATCCTTCTTGCATATTGCCAAAGACAACGAGATCCGATGGATCAATCGAATATCCGTCGACGCGATACGACAATACTTCGGTTCCGAGAGCGTCTGTCATAACTTCGACGCGCTCCGGAGCAATTCTTTCCATTGCTTGAATTCTGCCCGTGTCTGCATAACGCGAAAGGACGCGTGCATATGCGGCGGGACGGAAAAGCAAATCTTCCGCAATCCATGCCCAAAATTCTGCGCCGGTGATTCGTGGATCCGGTTGATTGATTACGCGTGGAGAATAGACAGTTTCATCTGTTTCTTTTACTTTTGTTTCAAGCGGCAATGATGCAACTGTTGAACAAATAATTCCGCGAGCTCTTGCAATTGTTGGAACGCCCATCGCTTCGGATCGTGTAGCACTTTGTCCAAAAGCAAAATAGGGAGCACCAATTGCATCGATAGCATTGACCGGAGCCAATGACGCATCGACAGTCGCTTCAGCGATTGGCGTTGGAGCCGTTACGAAGAAATCTTTGAGACCCATGCCTCAATTTTACGGATCCGATACAACTACCCGATCATAATGTCAAGATCCGTCTGTGGGCGTGTCGCGTAGTGTGTGACAAGCGCAGATGCAACCGTCGCGCATACAGTCGACTGTGAAGCTCTCCGCCCGATAGTCCAGCCACCATCGCCGAACGGCAACCGCGCCGCAGAGAGAATTTGCTTCGTCAATTCGGGTTGATTCCCGTGTCTCAATCGCTTCGATGTTATTGCTCCCAAAAGTTCGTCGCAAGATTGACCGTAAAGAGCCCCGTCTATATCGGCGATTGGGATTCCGGCTGGCGCAAGTCTAGCCGCAACCGCGGCTGAAGTTCGACGACTGTACGCCAAGACTTCCACGGGAAATTCTGCGAAGTGATCCGCGATGTCATTGGCGATAGCTTTATCGTCAAGCGAAATTGGGTTATGCCATGTACGCAAGAGCTTGACAAAGAATTCTTCATCGTTGATTCGCTGACCAATGACAAGAGCTGCATCGCGTCGATCCGGTGAGCAATCCAGCCCCATCCACACAGTCTCTTCGTTATCAATCTCAAATCCATCCATTCCACATTCAGCCCATTCACCGGCTGGAATCGCGCTGGAAATCGTTTGTACCCATCTGCACAATACTTCGGTGCGGACAACATCGGGTGGATCGTTCATGACAGCTCGGAGATTGTCGATGTGTACCGTGTGCCCGAGTGCCGGATTCGCTTTCGCTGCACCCTGCCAAAATTTCGGGGAATCGTCTATCTTGTCGTAGTCGCTAGACCATTCGAAATATCCGATGTCATCGGTAGACCCACCAGCTGCGCCGATTCCACGCTCACGAATTTGATTCAAGACGAGACTATGCTGATCTCCCGCATTCGAATAGCTCCATAATTGCGGATTTTCCGCCGCCATCATTGTGTACCGTAAACTTGCCCATGTGGTTTCATCCTTGAGTTCACGGGTTTCATCGATGTGAACGGTGGATGGCTTTGAAATTCCGCGAGCCGCGCTTGCGCCGGCTTTGACCATGTAGCGATTTCCGTTGAGACATTCGATTTCTTCGGATCCGTGAGCCCAACGGATTCGCTTGACTTGCTTTGCCAGCCCGTCATTGCTTTCGATTGTCTGTACAAGATCGCGGAAAGTCTCAAGAGAAGTCGTCAATCGGTGAGCCGTACCAATTTGAAGCTTGTTGTCCCACTCGAAAAGTCCCATGAGAATGCGTTGCTTCATAAATGTCGTCTTGCCTTGCTGTCGAGCTACGACCAATTGGACGAGCGGATGCAACCAACGACCATCCGGCTTTATACGGTGAGCCTCGATTGCCAGCCATTCTTGCCACGGCATGAGCGGGAATCCGATGCTATTGCTGAAATCTATGAGCTCTTGTCCACGCGTAGGGAGCTCCGGACGCAAGCGTGAGTGGATTCTAGGAGTCGGAGAGCCATAAAGCGTCTCTGTGATGGGCTCTAAAACCTGTGTGAGCCCGTTTGAGCCTGTTTGAACCACTTCGAGCCTTCTCGTACCTTCTTGAGCCATCTCAATGCCTTTTTGATTCGTTTGGTGGTGAAAGAAAGCCTC